ATCGGCGGCATTGTCCGCACAATGGCTGAGTAGCCAGCAAGGAGAACCAAAATGGACGGAACTATTGTCAAAGAAGACCTGTGGCATTTCCCAGTTGAGATGTGCAGCTTACACGCATCGTCAATCTACACCGACAATCTTGAGGTGCCAGAAAATATGGCGCGAGCAATCGTGCGCACTGACACCAATCAAGTGCTGGGTGTGCATGGAAAAAAATACAAGCCAATCACCAACATGACTGTCGTCAATGCAATGGTTGATGCAGTGCATGAGTCAGGTATCAGCCGTGACTATGACTTGAAAATTGACACGCTCGACGGCGGTGCCAAGATGCGTGGTCGATTCTTGTTCAACGATCTGGTCATTGAACCTGACGTTGGCGATGTCATCAAGCACGAGATCCTGTTTTACAACAGCTACGATGGTAGCTGGGCGTTCCAGCAAACCAGCCGTGGTCACAGACTCTGGTGCAAGAACGGCTGCACAAATGCCATGACAGTTAGCAACACATGGGCCAAACACACCACAAATGTGAATGTCAAAGGCAGCACAGCCAAGATTGTAGCTGGCCTTGAGACATTCATGCAGGACAAAGATGTGTACAAAAGCTGGATGACAACCAGCGTCGATGACGAGACAGCCTTTTTGTTCTTCAAGATGAAGCTGTGTCGTTACCCGACACAAGACGCAAGTATCAAGATCAACGAGCGTCGTTACGAGCAGCTTTGCCGCCAGTGGCACAAAGAAAAAACGCAACTCGGCAGCAACAAGTGGGCCTTGTACAACGCTTGCACCCACTGGGCCACGCACACTGGTGACACCAACACACCACACGTTGCTAGCCGCAATCGTGAGAACCTGCTTATCAAAGCACTCAAGCCAGCCAACTGGCATCTTGCATAGGAGAAAGCATGTCCACACCATTCATAGTATTGATCGAGGGGGCCATCGGCCTCCTCGACAGAGCCAAAGATAACATCAACGACACAGGCAAAGACGCCTTCAAATATGAAGTTGATAACGCTCTGTTCACGCTCAACAGCATCAGTAAAAAATACAACGAGTCGCTTGACCGATTCGTTGCAGAACCAATCGAACCATCAATCAAGGAGGTGAAGTGATGTCGCTCATGCAGCAACGCCACTTTGAATATCTAGCGGACAACGTGGCTCCGCTACTCGCATGGCCTACACAGATCATCAAAATGGCTGACGAACTGGCCGCAACCAACCCACGCTTCAACAAGGAAAAATTCATTCAACGTGCAACTAAAGCATGGGAAGAAGCAAACCCAATGGAGCCAATGGATGACTACATTCCACACGACTTCAGATGAGTTTTATGAGTGTCGCTCTTGCGGCACTCATATCAAACACTATCACGAACTCAAACATTACAGCGAGGACAGCGGAGGTTTCTGTCCTAGCTGTAAGGATGACAACATCCGAGTGATGACATCATACATAGTATACCAACAAGTGTGGGCCACCGACGAAGTGGATGCCGCCAACACTGCTATGGAGCTAGACGAATGGCACATCGTAAATGGAACCGTCACTTCTACTGGAAAGAAGTAACGCTGCTCGAACAGGATTGGGATGACTGGAATGGCATCGACATTTCATTCCAAGAAGAACCATATCAATCACCACAAAGCGGTGAGCAAGGTAAACCTGCTTTCCGTCCATCAGTCCAAAGGCTACCGGCGATTGGATACACATCGCCTTGGCCGGAACATAGGCAGTGAGTCATGGAAGAATTGATGAAGTACGACATGTACCACTACCTCATGGACTCAATCGCCACACACTTTGAGATTCAACTCAAAGATCGTGACCACTACACCGACAGAGATTGGCGCAGGCTAGAAATGAAACACGACGCCTGTGTCATGTTCATCAATCAACAGCTAGGAGGCACCAGTGACTGATAAAAAAGAAAAGCTGTGGGTCTACGACACATGGCAATACTTTGAAATTTGGGCAGAAACTGAAGAAAAAGCAGAAGAGCAAGCCTATCAAATTGGCCGCGAAATTGGCGTCGATCTAAGGCTTGTAGATAATTATCTGGAATATCAGGAGAACACCAATGATGGATGACCTTTTTGAGACGCCAGCTTATAAGCTGGTTCGCCGTGACGACCCAAGCACCAGTCACGATGCAGCAGAACAGCTTGATGTAAACAAAATGGAGCGTGTTGTTCTAGCTGCAATCACCAGCTTTTCAGCAGACGGCTGCATATCTGACGATGTGCTGCGCATCCTTCCCGGCTATCGCTACAGCACAATCACTGCCAGATACAAGCAACTCAAAGAGAAAGGCTTGATCTTTACCGACCATCGCAAACGCAAAGGCGAGTCTGGTCGTCAGCAGCTAATCATGTGGGCCAAGGAGTTCTACGTTGCAGACGAAGTATCGGAATAGAAACACTAAGATAGTCGACAAAGAGATCCGAGAAGGACGCAAACGTCGAGCCGAGACCGTGTACACAAAAGCATTTTATACACGCCAGAAGTTCGGTGCTGCTTCCAAAGTCAAAACCATTTACAGCAAGGACAAAGATGCGGAAGTTTAGGTATCGACCAGCCATCACTAACGGCAACCCAATTGTGCAGTTTCTGTTTCAAGAAATGCACAAACAACGATGCTGTCAGATGGATTTATCAGAGAGGGTCGGGCTTCACAGAGATACGTTGAGGAAGTGGCGCACTACGCATACGCCACGAGTCAACGATATCGAAGCCGCCCTCAACTATCTGGGCTACACACTCAAGCCAGTACCCAAGAAAGATTGACATGACTGCAAGTATGCAGGACTATCCCTGCATGAAAAGCTACATGACAACGCTCAAAAACAGAGCAAAGCGCCACCGAATACCTCTGAAGGATGCGTTCCTTGAAGCTGGTGTTCGAGATTCAACCTACTACAGAGCCAATCAAGGCAGGGAGCTACGATACGAAACAGCAAAACTTGTATGGGACTACATCACCGATGCCAGCAAAAAACAGACGCACAAAAAAGAAGCTGAATGAAGGTAAGGCACAAGCATGTGAAGCATGTGGCGTCTACACTCACTGGTTTGTCTGTCCAGTTGCATCAGCCAACCCACCGTCATGGTACACAATCTGCCTTGACTGCTATCAGGAGAACCAATGGCAAACAAGAATCGCGACAAAGGAAACTACCACGAAAGGTGGTTCGTCAACTGGCTCCAAGAGCTTGGCTTCCAAGCCAAACGCCAGCCCCTATCAGGCGCACTCGGCGGAGAATACTCCGGCGACATCATCTGGAAACTCGGACGACTTGAGTTGGTGGTGGAAGTAAAGTACCGAGACAAGTCAAACTTCCCCAACCCATTCACTGTTGTGCGTGACGTTGCATTTTACAAACGCAAAGTCGGCACACCAAAGACACTTGTGATCTTTGACGGTGATGTGTTTGAGCGTGACATCGCTCCGTTACTAACCAAAAAGAAACGAGCATCCAAGTCAGAGCTATCTGAAGAATGGATGCCAACCGATAAGCAACAGGCTACACTCAATGATTTGCTAGGAGTGGAGATAAACCATGACATTGAAGCCACTAAGTTCCGCGATCACCACAGGTCGAAAGGGAATACATTCAAACGACCAGACCTTGCCTACAAAAAATGGTGTACTAACGCCGTTGAGTGGGGAACAGCAGCAACGAGCGGTAGCTCGGCTGGTGGAGGTCGGAGATCCAGCAGAGGTAGACAGGAATCTAGTCACTTCGCTGGACTCATTACCGGGCTTGACGATTACTAGCGTAGAACGCACACGCTTCCCTCGTGATGGCGATATTCGGATCACATTGCTGCGCTACGATGTGCATGTGACTGACGAGGCATCGCTAGACCGTGCGTTAAACGCCGTACAAGCCTCACTGACGCCTCTTCCTGACAAACAGATAGGTGAGCAGCTAACAATGCTGGCAACGCTTGTGGTGAAGCCAGCAGGGGAGACTGCCAAAGATCAAGCAATCAGGATCAAGTCACTCACGGCTCAGTTGATCAAGTATCCTGCGGACATCGTGCTGTATGCCGTCCAGAAGGTCGGGGAGTCTTGCACCTTCTGGCCGGCATACGCCGAGTTCCACAAACACATTGAGTGGCGTGTAGAGAAACGTCGCAAGCTAATGGAGGCACTCACAGCCAAGAAGGTTGCACTAACTGCAAGTTCGCAGTAGACTAACTATGCAAAGGAGAACCAAATGAACCGCATAGGATTTATCGGCGGCAGCGACATGCGCCGCATCATGCAAGGTGACTGGATATCACTCTGGGAAGAGAAGACAGGACGCAAGAAGCCTGACGATCTATCAGATGTGTTGCCAGTGCAGCTTGGGACATTCACCGAACAGTTCAACATCGACTGGTTTGAACAACAAACAGGCAAGTCTGTATCCGGCAAGCATGTTCAACATCAAATCAAACTGGATGTAGATGGCGTCCCATGCAAAGGGATGCTTGATGGTCTTGTCGAGGGCGTCACACCAATCGAGTGCAAGCACACCTACGACAACAACACCATCGACAATGTACTCAAGCAGTACATGCCACAGATCCAGTTCTATATGTGGGTCGGCAACTACACAGATTGTTATCTGTCAGTCCTGTTTGGCAACAGACGTTGGGAGTCAGTGCGTGTATCTCGTGCTGATGATTATGTCGAGCGGATGCGTGTACACCTCAAGACATTCTGGCAGCTTGTTGTAGATGACACACCACCAGCAGAAGCTGACGAGGTATATGGCAACCACGTTAACCTGCCTAACCAAGACAAGATCCCTGTCAACGATATGGTTAAGCGTGATGCGTCTGGTGACAACGAGTTCATCAGTCGGTGCCATGATTACATCCAGCATCAACAAGATGCACAGCTATTCGAATCTGCCAAGGCCGATCTCAAGGCAATGGTAGGCGATGATGAGCGGGAGGTTTACTGCGACCTGCTCACCATCAAGCGCGACAAGCGCGGATCACTTCGTATCGCAGTAAAGGAGAACCACTATGACGACTAAGAACCTCGCAACTGCGCTGATCAAGTTCCACGACAGTGGGGCAGCAGCCAAGAAGGGTGCAGCCAATCCCTTCTTCAAGTCCAAGTATGCCAGCCTAGAGGAAGTCATTGAGACTGTCCGCGCAGAAGCTGGCAAGGTTGGGCTGACATTCACCCAGCTTGTTGACTTCGACGAGCATCACATCTTTGTAACCACAACAATCATGCACGAGTCTGGCGACTCAATGACAGGTCGAACGCCTGTGCTAACCAAGGACAACAATGACCCACAGAAGATGGGCAGCGGCATTACATACGCCAAGCGTTACGGCTTGCAAGCAGCCTTCGGTCTTCCGTCAGAGGATGACGATGGTAATGCAGCCAGTGTGTCCAACCCCAAAGTGCAGAAAGTGACAAAGAAGCAGGAGACAGATGATGCTTGGGATTAATAAACGACTCGACAAGATCGAGTATCGACTCGCTCGTATTGACAAGATGCTTGAAGACATGATGACAGTTCCAAAACAGGTACCGTCAGTTGTAGTTCACAAGCCTGTATCAGACACCAGACAACGCAGATCAGACTGGTATCCAACCGGCATGGCTCAGTACATGCTGACCAGATACAGAACAGTCGACGATATCATGGCTAAGTTTGGCTACACAAAAGAGTCAGTCAGAACCTACATCAAGAACATACGCAAAGCAGGGCTGATTGTCATAACGCGCGGACGCGCACCAACCCAATACAAAATTTACAATCCACACAACAATGGAGAAAAGCCAAATGGCTGAATACGACAACAGAAACTCCGGCATCGCTGGCAAGCCTTGGCCCGAACAACGCCTGCTGCTGAACGGCAAGCTCAACGTCATGGGCGAGGACATGCAAGTTGTCATTGTCACTGCTGAAACAAATACAGGCGAGAAGCGCCTTGAGGTCTTCCAGAAGATCGGCGTCCTGTTCAGCAACGACAAGAATGGCAACGACAAAGCACCAGACTACTCAGGCCCACTCGACGGCTTGCATCAGGACTGGCGCATTGCTGGCTGGCGTGGCGAGAAAGACGGACGCAAGTTCATGTCACTTAAAGTCAGCGAGAAGCAGAAGCAGCAAGAAGAACCAGCACAACAGCAAGAAGCTGCTTCACAAGAGCCTGTCGATGATATACCTTTCTAGGCGGTCGGTTTTGGTTCTCCGATCAACCTCCTAGCAAACTGGCGGACAGGCTACGGCTTGTCCGCCTTTCTTATGGAGCAAGCAATGATTATCGCACCAAG